ATATTGGTTATCCAACAGCTAATATTGTTTTAGATTTTAATATTGATAACAATGAGAACTATTCTATTTTATATGATTGACAAGAATCATTAAGCGACTCAAAATACGTTCGTAGATTAGATAATCAAGGTAAATGAGAAGATGTTTTTGCCCCTAATATTAGCTCTAAAAATCAGAGATATCGAACAAGAATATCTGATACCGTTTATTGGACTAAAATAACTGAGTATCCAATAAGTGCTTCATTAACAATCAAGGGGTTATTAAGACCAGCGATTCTTATGACTCATGTGAGATTAAATGTTTATTTTTATGGAAGAAAACATATCTCAAGTGGATTATATATTGTAACAAAACAAGTTGATACTGTAGACGGCAGCGGGTATAGAACAGTATTAAATTTGACTAGAATTCAAGGAGATACTGAATAATATGTTAGTTAAAGGAATTATTGTTGAGCAAATAACCCAAAGTATAAACAACGAATATCAAATATTAAATAGATATAAAGTTCGTATTCCTGCTTTTGAAGCACAAGGAAGTTTTGATAAGATAATTTTAGAATGTGGTTTAGTTTTTCAACCAGGAACTAGTGCTGGGTATAATCCTGGAGATGTTGTTATTATTGGGTTTGAACATGATGATTTAAATGCTGGATTTATTTTAGGAAAATTGTATACTGCTGATGAAAGCGAAAAGCAAAATACAGAATCAAATCCATATAACTTGACTGTTAAGAATAATGCTATCCTTCCTGAATCTACAACAATAGGAAGCTATAACATTATAGATGAGATTCGTAATATTAAAGTAGCTATTGCAGAGTTAAAAGCAGCCCAAGAAGACTAATAAGGTATTTTAAAATATATTTATTAAATTTTTAATTTTGAAAATTAAGTATGATGCTAAATTAAATGATTATTATAAGGTAGGTGTTAATAGATGCGTTCATTAAAATTTCCTGAAATGTTTAGCTCAAACAGTAGTAATACTGTTAAAGATTTAGATGCTACAAAACAAAACACCTTACTTTTACTTAAATCAGAGAAAGGTGAATTTGTTAGTGATCCATATTTTGGTTTAAGATTTAAAAGATATTTATTTAATCAAAATAGTTATATATTAAAAGATATAATTATAGATGAAATATATACACAAGTAGCTTTATTTATGCCTCAACTCTCAATAAGAAGACAAGATATAGATCTTATTAGAGATAGAGCCAAATTAATTTGCACATTTAAAGGTACAAATAGAATAGATTTCACAACGAATATGTATTCACTCGTTATTTACGATGAGACTGATGCGCAGTAGAGGTAATATATGATAACAGATAAAGAACTAAATATATCAAACGAAAGTTATACTAAAAAAGATTTCTATCAAATTTATCCTGAAATTCTTGATCTCATAACAAGAATAACTGAAAGATGACATCCAGAAACTTCAAATGAAAGTGATCCAGGTGTTGTTTTAATAAAACTTTTAGCTTTTATCGCAGATAAAAATAATTATAACATCGATAAAAATATTTTAGAATGCTTTATGCCATCAGCTACACAAGAAGAATCAATGAGAAAACTTTGTGATATGATGGGTTATGATATGAAATATTATCGTTCAGCTAAAACTGATATTTCTTTCACCTGATTAGGCGATAGTAGTCTTGAGGAAGGAAGTAATTTTAAATTCACCTTACCAAAATATACCACGACTATTCAAAACAAAGAAGGTGATATAACATATACACTTATTGGAAAAAATCTTGAATTTAGTGTTGATAATATTAATACAAATGATTATCAAAATCAAATATGTGAAGCAATTGAAGGTGAAGTAATCAGATTAACTGTCGGTGGAAGCGATATTATAACATTAGAAAATATTGATAATAAACACCGTTTATATTTACCTGAAACTTCTGTAGCAGAAAATGGAATATTTATAGAATTCAATGATCCAGGTAAGTCAGATAAAACTTGAAAACAAACTGATAATTTAAATATAGAATTATCAGGAAGTTATCGCTGAAAATTCGGTTTTGATTCATTAAAACGTCTACCATATATTCAATTCCCTGATGACATTGGTGATTTAATTGAAGATGGATTAGCTGTATGATACACGAGAACAACAGGAGCTAACGGTAATGTTAGTGCTAATGTCCTTACTAAATTAACCAGTGTTAAAGAAGTCGTAAATGAAAATGATGAGACTCAATCATTAACTTTAATCACTGATAGCGCAGAAGGAACTGTTAATTTAATTATAAGTAATAAATTTTCTACCATTAACGGTTATGATCCAGAAACTTTAGATGAAGCTTATAATAATTTTAAGAAAACTGTAGGTACTTTTGATACCTTAGTTACTTGCAGAGATTACGCTAATAAGATTTATCAAATGGTTATATCAGATAATGATGCATCACCATTAGTTTCAAATTGTCAAGTTAGTGATATTAGAACAGATGTATTTAAAGCTTCAACCGTAAAAACATTTACTGAATTCGGTGAAGGTGATATTAGTATCTCAGAGAGAGATAGTGAGACTGATCAAGATGTAATTAATCATTTTGATTTATATTTATATCCATTAAAGCGTGTAGGAACTTCATACACTTATGAAAGTTATAACGAATCTTTTAAACCTGATTCAAACAATATTTATGATATTCAACAAAAATTAGACGACTATAAAACACTTTCACATCAATTTAAAAATCCTGTTGGAAATGATTTATATTTAATTAAAAATTATTATAAATTATCTGGAAAAATAACTACTACATATAAAGTAGCTGCTGCTGAAGCTACTGAAATATTATCAAATGTTTACACTGCTTTATATAAAAACTTTAATGCTCGTAACGTTGATTATGGATATGAAATTAATTCTGACATTATTTCAAGCGTTATTAAAAATTCTGATTATAGAATTAAAAATGTAGATTTAAACGAACCTGAATTAGATGCTAGATTCATGTTAGCTAATGGAAATGAATATCATAAAGAAGAAAGAGCATCTGCCAGTGTTTTAACTAACTATGAAAAAGTTTATATTAAATTAGTAGCAAAAAATATATTAGCTGGAAGATTATCCTTATTTAAATATGATAACTCTTTTGATTATAATTTTAATAGAGAGCCATATATATCAGAATCAACACTCCAACCTGTAGGACCTATTATTGGAGATGATACTAACGAAGCTTTACAAATTTATAGTTTAGCGTCTGAATTTGCATTACCAATTGACAATACACAAACAGCACTTGATTACACATTAAAAGCAAATGAAGTTATTCAATTTAGAGCTCCAAATCTTAGATCAACTATTATTTATCCATATATGGTTAATTATTATTTAGATCTTTATAATAAGGAAACAGCTATTTCTGCAAATGAAGAATATCAATTACAAGAAAATGATCATTTATATATTAATTATACTGAGGGTGAAGATGATTCTTCACATACTGTCCATAATATAAGTTATTATAAAGATGGCAATAAATGATATGAAAATGATAATGGAAATATCACTGAATTTTCAGGAATTATAAAATTTAATTTTAACGTAAAAGATTCTGGAATTGAAGGTCATCCTACTTATGCAAAAAGAGATCAAAAGTGAGACCCATCATGGACAGTTGTCACTAGTGCCGGCGGTATGATAGCTTTGAGTGCAAAAGAACAAATTGATATTAGAGATTTTGTTAAAGTCACATTCCCACTTAAAAAGAAATCAGGCAGTCTTGAATATGAATCTTCAAGAAAATTTTATTGGTTAACTGAAAGCGGATATTTATTTGATGAAGATACAACTGTAAAAACATTAGGCGAAAATGAATATTTCTTCTATACTAATGATGCAGAAACAGAATTATATGCATTTGGTAGCGGAACAGTTATAACTACATCGTTATCAGCTCAAACAGCTCACGCAAAATACTATATTGATTATAGTGCTGTTAAGAAAGTTTCAACAAATGATGTAGCTAATAATGGCTTAAATGCTTTTAGTGATGTTAGATGGAAAAAGATTAACTTTACAACTCCAAATGAATTGACATGTCAAGAGATGCAATTTATAACATTGACTGAAGGAGATCAAATAAAGACAATCACTGGTTATGAAAATCCTAGCTTAGATTCAGAAGATACTTTACATTTAGATAACACTTTCCAACCATTAACAAATGCAACATATAGAATGCTTAATAAAGATAGTAGTTTACCTTTATTAACAGGTGATTTAACTTGGGAAGTTAGATCTAGATTTGATATTAATTGCTCTTCAACTTTAAGTGAAGTACTTTATGAGTATGATAACATAAAAGCTTTTAATAAACAAGAACAAATATTATTAAATATTCAAGGCAGCGATGATGTAAGTAACTCTCCAAGCATTAATTCAAATTATGCTATTTTAAAGGAAGGTAATGATTTTATTAGCGCTAAAATTTTAGATACTAATGGTAAAGAATTAAATAATTTAAAATTATTAGTATTTAAAAATGTAGAAATATCAAATGAACATATTGATTTATACAACTATGATGATAATTATACTAAACTAAATTTAGATTATCTATCAGTGGATGATAAGTTTCCAATCTTAATTCCATCAGATTCTCATGCAGCTGTACTTATGGTTTATTACACACCAGGAGATGAAGAGTGGGTAAAAGTTGTCTGTGAAGATCAAGATAGCGAGCAAGAAACTGGATATTTATGTTTTTATAGCGATATTTCAGATGTTACAGAACTCCCACAACTTAAACCTGAGTTACCTCTTAAACCTGGAATTAATGTTATTTACATTAAAAATGGTGTTAATACTATTCATTTTAGTTCAGATACTGTTGAGAGTGGTCAATATAAAGGAACGTTAATTTTAGGTAACTACTC